AGGTGGACCAACACCAGTTATTAAGAATGCAGACTAATGAGTATTAGTAGAAGTAATATAAAACTACAAATAACAAGAGGCAATAAAATGGCAATGAGACCAAAAAAAACAAAAATAATTAAAAATCCAGATACTAAAGGTTTACCTAGAGAAACTTTTGAATATTTATATCCAGAGCAAAAAACTAAAAGAGTAAGAGCTCCATTAGCAAAACCAAAAGGACAATCTAAACCAGCAAGAAAAGCACCTGCTAAATTTAAAGCATATCCAAGTTTGTATAAAAAAACAAAAGGTAAGAAAATAAATAAAAAAGCAGGTGGTGGTTTTCCAGATGTAACTGGAGATGGTAAAGTAACTCAAAAAGATATTTTAGTTAAAAAAGGAGTTTTAAAACAAGAAGGTGATAAATTTGTGGCAAAACAATATGGTGGTCAAATTATGAAAAGAGCTGGTGGAGGAATGTCTTATCAGTTATATGGTGGTACAAGTAAAAATATTAGTGATGGTAATAAAGAAGTATCACAATTTTATGATAAAGGAGGAAAGTAATGGGACAGTTTATAGGTAAAACAATTATAGAAGGTGGTCAAGGTAGAACCATCAAAAAATATGATTTAAATGATATTGTAGGTAGACCAACTGGACAAGGTTATGGTAAAGCAAGAACTGGACCTCAGACAAAAGGACCAATCGAAGCTGTATCAGATGTTGAATATCCACAAGGTGAATCATTTACTACTAATACTAAAGATGTAAAAAATCTAAAAGGTTAAAATGCCTAGGGAGAAAAAGAAAAAAGGCAAAGGCATGAAGGGCATGTCTATTAAGAGTGGTGATAAGAGACCCACTAAACAAGGAGCCGGTCTTACAGCTAAAGGTGTAGCTAAATATAGAAGACAAAATCCAGGAAGTAAATTACAAACTGCTGTTACTGAAAAAAATCCAACAGGTAAAAGAGCAGCAAGAAGAAAGAGTTTTTGTGCTAGGTCTGCAGGACAAATGAAAAAGTTTCCAAAAGCAGCGAAGAATCCTAACTCAAGATTAAGACAAGCAAGACGTAGATGGAGATGCTAACTGTCATATTTAATTAGTAATATCCCACATTTTAAATGTTGGGTTAGAAAAGAGTTTACACATAATCATCTAGATTATCATGGTGAATTGTTACATGGAATTGCTTTTGCAGTTAATACAATACCAGATAGATGTTTAAGTTTTCAAGTGATGTTCACTGGAATAGAAGATGAACCTAATATTCATGGTGGTGCAATGTGGGCAAGAATGCCAATCACAGCATTAATAGCAGATGAAATATTAGATGAAGTACCAGAAAGAATGGACACACATTTAGCACAACCTTGGGACTGCTCATCAAGAACACATAGTGTAGTTAAACTAGATTTATTAACAGCAAGTCCTTGGTATTGTAAAATAGATAACGAATTTTATAAAGGTCGTTACATGTTTACTGTTGATTTTACTGATAGTGATATTAGTGATTGTCCTGCACAACATAAACAAAATCATGTAATACAATTAATTGATGCAGGAAAGTGGACAGGTAATATAGTAGCTTTACCTAATAATAGGGTTAGAGTAACAAGTCCTGCTTTATGGGTAACTGGTGAAGGTGCACCTGATTTTAGACCAAGTCAGCATATACATGCAGCAGAGATACATGATAGTTATACTGACCCTGAAATAACATTTAACAACTTATATAAGGAGAATAAGAATGGCAGGAATGAAAAGTAAATATGGAGCTAAAATGGGTGGTACACCTATGAAGACTAAATATGCAGCTAAAGGTACTATGGGAATGAAAACTAAGTATGGTGCTAAAGCTGGTGGTTTAGTAAAAAAGAAAAATGGTAAAGTAGTATTATCTGGTATGACTGCACGTAGAGACGCAAGAAGACCATAATGGCTGTTAAAAGAAAAACTACAAAAAAGAAGAGTGGTGCTAAACCTACTAACCCTTCTTTATACGCTAGAGTAAAAGCTGAAGCTAAAAGAAAGTTTGACGTTTATCCAAGTGCATATGCTAATGCATGGTTAGTACGTACTTATAAAAAACGTGGTGGTGGATATAGGAGTTAATCATGGCTAAACCTAAAGGTGGACTTACAGCATGGTTTGGCAAAGGACCAAAAGGTGATTGGGTAGATATAGGAGCACCCAAGAAGAAAGGTAAGTTTCAATCTTGTGGTAGAGCATCTACAAAAGGTAGTAAAAGAAAATATCCTAAATGTGTACCAAGAGCAACAGCTAGAAAGATGACTAAGTCACAAATAACAAGTGCTGTTAAAAGAAAAAGAGCAAAGGCACAAGGAGTAGGTGGTAAACCTACAAATGTAAGAACATTTAAGAAGAAAAAGAAATCATGAACATAACACCTGAGTTAATTAATACAATACATAATATATCTTGGTTTGATGGCATACTTTATATTATACTTGGTTTAGGTGTTTATGCTGCATATAGATGGATAAAAAATAAAATATAATTCGTTTGACTCATTGAGTTGGAAGTAGGGTAACCGAAGAAACGCACTAACTTTAATTAGGAGGTGTGTTATGAATAATCAAACATTATTTGTATTTAAAAAACAACAACAAGAATATAATATGGTAAGAAAATTAAAAAAAGTATCTAAACAATTAGAAAAGGCTTCTCGACTACATAAGAGGCAGTCAGAGATTGTAAAAAAATATGTCAAGCAAAACGAAAAAAAGAGACCCAAAAGTAGGAACAGGAAAAAAGCCTAAAGGTTCTGGTCGTAGATTATATACAGATGAGAATCCAAAGGATACAGTTAGTATTAAATATGCTACTGTAGCAGATGCTAAAAAAACTATAGCAAAAGTAAAAAGAATTAAAAAACCATATGCTAGAAAGATACAGATATTAACTGTATTAGAACAAAGAGCAAAGTTTGGTGGTAAACCAGAACAATCAAGATTAGCAAAAGCAGCTAAGAAACAATTAAAGGAATCAAGAAAAGTATAATGGCACAATCAGGAACATATAATTTTAATTTAGACATAGATGAAGTAATTCAAGAAGCAATGGAAATGATTGGTAGTGAAGAAACACTAGGTCATGAGCCACAATCTGCTAGACGTTCTATTAATTTAATGTTAAATGATTGGCAGAACAGAGGTGTATTGTTATGGAATACAGATACAACAACAGTAACAGTATCATCTAGTGTTACTACATATGATTTAGCTTCATCAGCTATAGATGCTTTAGTTGTAACCTTTCAACCAAATAGCACATCAGCAGAAACTAAATTAGAAAGAAAGTCTTTTGAAGAATATCATATCATACCTAATAAATTTCAAACAGGTAGACCTACACAATATACTGTAAAAAGAAATTTAGCTAATCCCAAAATATTTTTATATCCTGTGCCAGATGCAACTGGTCTTCTACAGGTAGAATTAATACGTCAAGTACAAGATACCAATAAATCATTTGAACAAAACGCAGATGCTCCAGTAAGATTTTTACCTTGCCTTACTGCAGGTCTTGCATATTATATGGGATTAAAAAGACCAGGTATACCTAGTGAAAGATTAGCATTGTTAAAAGGTAATTATGAAGAATTACTACAAAGAGCAATGGAAGAAGATAAAGAGAGAGCAAGTATATTTTTTAAACCTAAACTAAGAATTATTTAATGGCTACTGAAAAAAGAGCAAAGGCAATGTGTGATGAATGTAGTTTTGTTTATCCATTACGAGTAATGCGATTAACTAGCTATAACACATTAAGATGTCCACAATGTTTTGATGGTCGATATGATTTACATAATCATCCACAAAATAGAGTTCCAGATGTTAGAGAAGACCCAGCAATAAGAAATGCTAGACCTGATGATGGTGGTAGAAATGCTATATGGAATACAACAGACATAACATGGAATGATGACTCAACACAAATTGGTAGAGATTGGGATACAATATGACAACACTAACAGGAAGATTAATAAATAATACGTATAAGCAGCTATTAAAAATAGGTGTTTCTACTAATACAGGTATTACAAGTTCTTTAGTAACAATACAAGATGGTGATGGTAGTGCCACAGCTTTACAATTAGCTACAAATGCTGCAAAAATAGATGGCACACTATTTGTAGGACAAACCTTTGGAGTATCAGGTGATGCTTCTGTAGCTGGTGGATTAGCAGTAGCAAATAAAGTTTGTGCTAGTGCATTTCATGGTGATGGTTCTAATTTAACAGGTTTAGTATTTACCGGTGATGTATCTGTATCAAGTTTAATAGTTACTAATAATGTAACTGTGGGTGGTAATGTTACTATTGGTGGTAATATTATGGTCTCTGGTGGTGAGATACAAGTTAAAAATACAGGCACACAATCTAATATAAAACTATATTGTGAATCTGGTAACGCACACTATGCAGCTTTACAAGCTCCACCACATTCTTCTTTTAGTGGTAATATAACAATTACACTGCCAACAAGTGCAGCGACATTAGTTGGTACATCTACTACTGATACACTAACAAATAAAACATTTGGTGATGCAGTAACTTTTGATGATGATATATCAGTTAGTGGTAATTCAAACTTTGGTGGCACTGTAACAGTTGCCGGTGCTGTATCATTAGCATCTACAGTATCTATAGGTGGTGCTGTAAATATGTTAAGTACAGCAACTGTATCAGGAGCTGCAGGTTTCTTAGGAGATATAAGAGTTTCAGGTAACACCTCTGTAGGTGGTACGTTAGATGTAGCAGGTAATGTAAGTCTTGGAGGTAATGTAACTGTAAAAGGTGATGTGCATGTTAGCTCTAAAGTTTGTGCATCTGCATTTTATGGTGATGGTACAAATATTACAGGTATACCTATTACAGGTAATATATCAGTTTCAAATGCACAAGTTGGTGGTACATTAAATGTATCTTCAACTGCAACTATACAAGGTGCTACACATTTACAAAGCACATTAAGTGTAAACGGAGCAGCAGGATTTAATTCAACTGTAACAGTAGCTGGAGCAGGAACATTTAAAGATAGTGTATCTGTTTCTGGTAATGTTAATATAGGTGGTACAACTACTATTGCAGGTAATGCAAGTATTGGTGGCACACTTGATGTAGCAGGTAACGTATCACTAGGTGGTAATGTTACAGTCAAAGGAGATGTGCATGTAAGTTCTAAAGTATGTGCTTCAGCTTTCTTTGGAGATGGTTCTAACTTAAGTAATATTACTGCTGTTGTTCAAGGCAACATATCTGTAACAAATGTAACAGTTGGTGGTAATTTATATGTAAGTGGTACAACAACAATTATAGGTAATGCTACTTTTGATGGAGATGTTTCTGTATCAGGAGATATAAATGTTGGAGGACACGTAACAGTAGCAGGAGCTGTACAACTTGGTTCTACATTAAGTGTTACAGGTTATTCACATTTTAAAGATGATGTATCTGTTAGTGGTAATGCTATCGTAGGTGGTACAGTAAGTGTTGGTGGTGGTATTATTGATTTAAAAAATACAGGTTCACAATCAGAACTTAGAATGTATTGTGAATCAGGCAATGCACATTATGCTGCATTAAAAGCACCTGCACATGCAGATTTTTCTGGTAATATAGCTTTAGTAATGCCTGCATCTGCAGATACATTAGCAGGTATAGCAGCAACACAAACATTTACTAATAAAACATTTGGAGATAAAGTAGAGTTTGATAATGATGTTTGTATCTCTGGTAATGCTTTTGTAGGAGGCACAGCAACAATAGCAGGAGCAGCTTCTATAGGAGGAGCTTTATCAGTTGGAGGAGCTGTTAATTTAGCAAGCACATTAACTGTTGCAAGTAATGCTTCAATAGGTGGTACAGTATCAGTTGGTGGTGCAGTTAAT